GGCCTATACTTAAACAGGTAAGTCTTATTCTTTTTTTGTTTAGTTTGATTGGGGTTAGTAGGGAAGGTAGACCATAATGGTGGCTTCTTTTTACTATACCCCTAGTTATACTGACAAAAATACTTTTGTCAATAGGTATTAACGCGCAGAACCTGATATATCGTAAATAAATTTACCAGATTGTATCGCTTTAGTAATTTCTTCTTCTCGTTTTTCAAACTCTTGGGCTGACATACGCTTAACATCAGACTCTTTAATAGAGCCTTGGGTCTCGTCTGCGTCTAGTTCTGCCTTAGAACTTTTAACAATAGCAGAGGCAGCGGCTTTAGTCTTAGCTTTCTTGCCTTCTTTTGTCATACCCTTGTCTGATTTATACAAGTCAATAACACGTACTACTGAACGAGCATCTTCTGCATTTTCATATAGTGCGTCTTGAACCCACTTAGGCTGTTCTTCCACCCAGTCATGAAATGTGTCTGAGTCTCTTAAGTCATCAAAGTCAGCATGAACTTCACGAATTTGATTTTCCGCAGTTTTACGTGATGCTTGAACATTAATAGCATCTAGTTCTTTTAAGCGGCTATCTGCTTTGTCAAACATCTCCTGTGCTTTATTAGCAGCAATAGTCTCAACTATACTGGCTACATCAGGATGGTTATGTGCCCATACAGCAAGGTCTTCATCTGACTTGGGAGGAACAATAGTCTCGTTAGCCATACGATGTTCTAGGGCTTCAAGACGTTCCTTATATTCCTTTTCTTTCTCCGCTGCATGTCTACGTAGATCACCATAGCGTTTCTTGAAAGACTTTTCTTCCCTACTAAGAGTTTCTGTTTCTTTTTCCTTTACCTCTGCAAGTGAGTCAGAAACATCTTCTTTGGCTTCAACTTCTTGCTCCTCTTTAGGACTTAGAAGCTCTTCTAGTTCTTTTTCTTCCTGCTCAATACGTTTACGATTACGATTATTATGTTTAGGGTTTACAAACCCTGCAGTCTTAGGTGTTTCCATTGTAACTAGTTCAGGCATTTTATTTCCTTATGTTGGGGCCAGTCGTAACTGGGTAGCCTTATCGTTGTGGTCGTGCAGCCAATCCTTGTGGTTTAGCTTGTGGTTGTTGTTGAGGCATTGTTGGAGCCATTGTACGTTTTTTTGGTGTAGGAATAGGAGCAGCAAAAGTTCCTATTCCTTCCATAAATTCAGGCCCAAAGACTTTTCCAATAATAACTCCCATTGGTCCTGCCATTCCTTTACGTACTATATTCTTTTCTTCTTCTGGTAGTGCCATATAGTTATCAGATACTTCTGCAAAATCAACTTCCATAGTTTGTTCCTTTAATTTAACCACTTTGTTTCTAGTTTTAACACCATATTTTTATAAGTTTTATGGGCTTTATCTAGCATGTTATTGTCTATATCTTGAATAGCAGAGTCAATCTGTGTACCTACCCAATTCCATTCAGGGCTATTCTTAGGTATTGCCGCAACAATCTTAGGTGCAATACTATAGTATTTTTTTACTTCTTCTGGATAATCAATTAAATAAGTATCCCTAAAGTGACGAAGTTTTGTTAGGGTAGGTCCATCATCAGATTCTCCGCGATGCTCTACTATAGCAGTTGTCAGAAAACACCCGTCATCTCCATTACTGTCTGTTTCTTTATTACCACCATACTTTGTTCTAATATCGTCTGCGTTATCTGCGTTAAACTGATCTACTGCAGCCTGTCCTGTTTTGCCCTTGTACCCTTGATTTCTTGCCTTAGACCTCTCACCAGCACGTTTAGAAGCAGCAGAGGCATCGTCAGCCCTGTTTTGATGATATGCATCTGCTTGAGTACGCATAACCTGACCTTTAGCAGTAATCTTTTCGCTTTGCCTACCTATATTAACATACTTTTTATATGTTTCTTCAGTAGGCGCTACAGACCAACTTTCTCTGTCTTTGGAGTTAAGGTCTTGAACTGCCCATTTAGTTTTTGCAAGGTTTAATCTACCATCATATGCTGTCTGTGCTGCGGATTGAGTATCTGTTGGTGAGCTTGTTGCATCTGCTACAGTTTGATCCGCTAAACTTTGTGCATTTTTAAAACCAAGCGCATCGTATGCTTTTTGTATATCAGGCATAAAAAGATCATCAAAAGCTTTATTAGCAAGTCCAGTACTTCCTTTAACATTATCAATTGCAGTTTGAATTTGCATCCAAGCTTTTTCTGCTGGGGTATAAGGATCAGTAGTTGTATTGCGATAAATACTGGCTCCTCCGGTTATCTTACTAGGGTCAACACCTTTTTGTTTTTCTAAGACCATTTGAGTGACTTTTGCATCAGCAATACTTTGATTTGCTCTATTTTGTTTAGAAGCTACACCTGCTGCTGCACCACCAAGAGGGGTTGTAAGAGCGCCAACTCCTATTGCTACCCCAAAATCTGTAAGGTTATTTGTAATTCTTTTAAAAAACCCCGGATTATTTATAGCCTGTAAGTCAGTTACTTCTTCTTCAACAAGACCTGTTAAACCTTGTGGGTCTTTTAAAGCAGATTGATAATCTGCAAGTTGTCTTTCTTTTCTTGCGCTAGTTCCAAATAATGCATCTATAGTACCAAAGGGTAACTTGCCATACTCACTGGGGTCTATAGGTGTGATACCGTCCGCTTTAACTGGTTGTCCAAGAGCATTTAACTTTGCCCCCTCTAAAGGGTTATAAGTTTCTTTTTCATCCATTTCGTTTGGATTTTTCTTTGTCAGTCCTTGTACAGACTGTTGTGGTTTACCGTTAATAAAAGTAATAGGAACAGGAGTTCCATCTGGTCTATAGTATGTTTCTATCCTTGGTCCCGCTGTCACAATAGTGGGAGCAGCAGTAGTAGTAGCTACAGGAGTAGGAGTACTAGTAGTAACAGGTTGTACAGTAGGATCATATGGTTTATAACCAGTGTACCCACCGTAACCACCAAAGCTAGAGCCTACACCTGTATAGCCTCCTACAGCATACTCAGCAACTAAACCTCCTACAGCCATACGCATACCGTCATCATCTTCTACTTCTAACTCAGATATATCAAAAGGCAAAGACATTTCTAATGTAGGTTCACCACCTATTCTACCATCTTCATCCATCTGTTGCAAGCCCTGTTTTGCTTTTGTACGAAGATTTTCAAAAAACTTTACCCCGTAATAACGAACAACATCAGCAGGAACAACATACTCACCCTCACTAAGTTTAGCATCAATGTCATCCCGTACTTCCTCTGGTAGAGAACCGGGAGGTACATCATTACCTGATACTGGGTCTACTGTTTCTGCTTCTCCACCTAGTGCAAAAGCTTTTTGTGTTTGAGTGTTCATATCTGCAAGCCCTCCTTGGGCAAATCCTTGGGTATTATTTTTATCTTCTGGAAGAAATTTAATTCCTGTAGTACGTCTTTTATTTTTTTGATTTTTAGCATTTTGTAAATACATATCTAGAGAAAGAGTAGAATCAGACCATTGTTCATCAGGAGGTACATCAGGGTTTAATGGTTCAGTTTTTATTTCGCTTTCGTCTAAATTCATACGATCTGATACTAAACGAGATTCTACTTCACCCATTTTACGGCGATAAATATCATACCTTTGACTATAATCAAAATTACCATTAGGGTCTAAGTACTTAGGTAAAGGTTTATTAAAATAGGGTACACCTATAACTTCAAAATAATCTAAGTCTGGAAAATTTGTTTTAAAAGGATCAACACCTATTTTTTCCATAAACCTTTTATACAATTTTTCTTTACCAGAAATATCAAAAAAACCATCTTTATTTGTAAATTCTGTTTCAATAATTTTGTATAATAAATCTGCTGATCTTTGTGTATATTTAGTAAGGTCTCTACCCTCTAAAAGAACACTGTCAGACCCCAAAACTTTAGAAGCTTCAATAAAAAAATCTAGTCTTTTTGCATCTTCCATAATTTCCTGAAGATCATCTATTGTCCCAGAAGTTCCATTTTTTTCTATAAAATCTTTTAAGTTTTTATTTAAATTTTTAGTTTTTGATGTAACATCTTTTTCATAGACATTAAGAGCTTTATTATAATCTGCCCATTCCGCTTTTGCTTCTGGCAGGTTTGTCTGAAAGTCATAAAATTTACGTACATCACTATTTCCCGTAGATGTACCTTGACCAAAACCTTCTTCGTCTTGAATAGAATGCATTATTTCGTGTAATAAAATACTTTTAAGTTTCTCTGGATCGTTTAATACATCAGGACTTACTGCAATAAAACCCCTTGAGTTTTGATATCCTTGAGTAGCTTTACCAGCAAGATCAGAATCTACAACTATGGGATAACCTGCTAAATCTGGATACTGAGAATAAAGAGTGTTGTGTTTAAGAAGATAACCTAAAGGTACTGCTGCACTAGAAGAAGGTAATGTAATCTTAGGGTCAGAAAAATCTAAGTTGTCTATTTCAGACTTAGGCATTGCCAACCTGTTTAGAATATTTTGTTTTAGTTCAATTTCACGGTTATCGCCAAATGTAGCAGACTTATCTGAAATCTCAAACTTCCACTTTTTGTCTGTACCTTTAAACCAACCGTTTTCTCCTAAAGCTTTTAGAGTATTAGGTAAACGTAGTTGATAAGTAGGGTCTTTTTTTTGACGAAAAAGATCACCGTCAACGATTCTTAGTAGGGTTTCTATAGGTACTGTATCAGAATCAGTCACATCAAACCCGTCTGCTTCAAAGGCTTCTTTTAAATTTTCTGTAGGTGGGTTTTTTGACTTAGGCCCAATAAACATACTGAGTTGAGTTGGATCATACTCAAATGCACCTCCGGGGCCAGTAGCTTTATACAAAGCTTTACCTGTTACTTTACCAGCTTGACCAACTCCGGGAATTACCCCTGCAGCAATCATAGCATCTGACAAAGTATCTTTTCTTATTTCTGTAACTTGCTCGTTAGTAGCTTCTTTAAACGTTTTACCAAACTTTTCTAGTAGACGGTCTTCTTCATTTTTTGTAAGAAAATTTACAGTGCCAGTAACTGCACCCTCAACTGCGTCTTTAACATATTCTTTTGGGTCACTACGAAACTCATTAAACTCATCCTTTAAACCTGTAACAACACCCATAGCTGCGCCTTTAGGGTCTTCTTTAATTGCGCTTACAGTATCAGAAACACCTTCTACTATTAAATCTCCTACACCTGTACCTTTTTGCCTACCAGTAGTTGTCTGTTGTTCTCTATACAAGTCAGCAGCAGACTTAGGCGCAAAAGCTTTTTGTGTTTGCTCTTCTACTGTATCCTTAGCCATTAGCATTAACCTTTAGTCTAAGTTGCTTTAGTGCATTTAGGGCATGTACCTGACCTTGCAGCCTATACATTACGTGTTCTTCGTCTGACTGAGAAAACATTTTGTAACTTGCCTGAATACGCTCATCTAGCTCTGCTTCAAAAGCATCCCATGCTTCTTTGTTGTTCACCAGTAGTTTTAAACTCACTGCATTGGTCCTTTATTAGCTGAAAAGCCCTGTTCTTCCGGTGTAGGAACAGAGCCTGTTCCTATGGTACCCCCACCGCTGCCTTGGGTGTCTTGTACCTGTGCCCCCGCTGGTGGCTTCTGTGGGCCTCCCTGTGGTGCTGCTTGTGGTTTAGGTGGCTCTGGGTTCTCTGCTTGGAATTTTTTAAGTATCTCAGCCTGTACTGCAGCATCACCCATGTTATTAACCAGCTTGTCAGGATCAAGGTCCATAGACTTAGCAATCTCACGTATGATGTAATCCATCTTAGCAAAAGGAGCTAGTACAGGGTTTTGTACTACACCAAGGAATTGCATTAGACGTTGACTACGTACTTCGTTAGCCATCAGGCTTTCAGTACCACGTGCTTTAATTTCAAGATCACCTTTGATATCTTCATCAAAGTTAAACTGCATATTAAAACTAAAGAATGCTTTACCTAGTGGACCTAGGAGATAGTCATCTACATTCTTAACTACATTCCGTATAGAACCATTAGCAGCAGACATAAGCATACTAATGCCAGAAGCTGTACGTCCGACACCTTGAACTCCTGTCTGACCATGAGCAAAGCTAGGAAAACCCGTAGATTCATCAGCTAGAACTCTGGCCTTGTCAAACATCTGCATGTTTTCGTTAGATACGTTGGGGAACTTAGTGCCAAAAATAGCTTGTCCCGGCGCACCCCCTTGACGTCTAAATACTTTTCCGGGATATACACTTAAATCTTGTCCCGGAACTAGGTTAGTTTCGTCTACTTCTATTACCATATTACCTGACAGTGCAGCATTGTCCACAGCCATACGCATAAAGCCATTCATCAATGTCTGTGTGTCATCCATGTTTTCAGCAATACCTACACCAAACAAACTGTAAGGGTTTAGCTCATAAGGAACAGCGTAGTATGGAATAGTAGAAGGAGTAAATGGATTCATAACTAACCGCAATACTTGGTTGTTACAAGTCCAGATGTTTACACTAACTTGATCTAAATCCTTCATTTCCTTTGGTACATCAATGTCATGATTATCTAACATCTCAGTGTCAATCATACCCCAAAACTCAAGAACCTCAAAGCGTTCTGCTTTTGACTCTTGGGCGTCATCCTCCATTGCTTGTTCCCACCACTCTTTTGTATAGTTTTCTCCATAAGAAATAGCAGTATCAATAGCATTTTTTCTAAAGAAAGGGCGTTGTTTTAGTCCACGAATTTTACTACGAGACATTTTGTGACGTTCTATTACATACTCAGCTTCATCCATATTAGATGCATCAGGATCAGGATAAAAATTCCAAAGAGATACACTAGCTGTATATGGCACGGTTTTAATAGTAGGAGAATATTCACCTGAGTCTGTCCAATTAGGATATTCTTTATCTACCGCAAACGGACCTTTCATAACGCCAGTACCAAACAAAGCAGCTTCAAATGCAGCTACACGTAGTTGTTTATTGGCGTTAGACTCTTCTAGTTGATCGTGTATTTTCTTTTCCATCTTTTTAGCTGCAACCATTGCAGGATGAAAAGTAATAGCAGTAGCAGTTTTTCCCGGACCTTCTTTTAAATTATCCATTACAGGGGAAAGTGTGCTTTGTAGTCCCGCAAGACGTTCTTTAAATTGAGGTGTGGTTTCTCCCGGTTTTAACTTCATATCTTCAGGAGAAGCTTCTTGTGCTTTTTTAAGTTTATCATCAGCCTCAAAGTGTACTGCTTCTTCTACACCTTCAGGTAAAGTAGTGGGATCAACACTAATAGGAAAACGATGATTTCCAAACAGTACTTCTACAATCTGTCCATATGCGGCAAGAACTTTTGTCTTAGTAACCTTAATAAATACCTGAGACTTTTCCGTAGAAGTGAATTGTACATCAGGTCCATAAATACCCCTATAGTTTTGATAAGACTTTAGCCAACGGTTTTCTTCTGTTTCTCTTGCATCAGAAGCTTTACTATATTTTTCACGAACGTAATTATAAATATTACCAGACTTAGGGTCGTTATACGCAGACTCTTTTACATCCTCAATAGCTGAAGATTGCTCTGATTCCATAGAGTTCTCAATATAGTCTTCTTCCATAATATTTCCTTAATATCCGAATGTAGGGTCTGCTGCTTGAAACCCAGAGTTTTGTGTAGAAGGGTCAAAATCAAACAGACTGCTTCTAGGTCTTGTCATTATACCGTAACGTAGTGCATCATACAAGTGATCTTCTGCATTTGTGTCTACATCTTCAGGGTTGTTCTTGTCTAAAGGTAAGGCTGGTATTTGACTAACAGTATTAGTACAAGTTTCAAAAAATACTAACCTAGGTTCTTCTGTAAAATCGTCTACCTGTAAACGTCTGTGTAATTCGTTCTTACCTGCTACTCTGGAGCCTCTTGATCTGTCCGAGGGTCTCCATCTGCAGCCCTTCATAATCATCTGTTCAGCAAGAGATGGGCCAGTATCACCACGATTATGCCACAAAGAAGAGTCCAAAACTCCATACCTAATTTTTTCACCTTCTTCTACTTCTAAGATCATATCAGCTAGGTCAGTAGCTATGACCTTTGAGCAGTACATTTCTCTGTAGACTACAAGTTGTTCGTCAGGTGCTACAGCAAACCATACTACCCCTGTATGAGAACCATAACCATAATCACAAGCCCTAAACTTTGCCCAACTACTAGGTATCTCATAAGGCTCTACTACGTGTATGTTACGGTTCCACTCAGGGAAAGCAGCACCTTCATTTACATCCCAATTACCTTCAAGCAGTTGTTTACGTTGATGCTCAGGTAAAGACAGCAGATTAGCTTCATACATACCATCGTCAGCAAGGTAGGGGTTATCAAACAAAGTAGCAGGAATAAACCTACGTTTAAATAAAGGTTCACCTTCTCTTGAGTGTCCTTTAGGCCAAGCTATAACTTCTTGTGTTTCTGGATCAGTAGCATCAAAGCTAGTATTATGCGGTGCAGGGTCTACAAAAGTTTTCTTAACCCATTGATGACCTGCTCCTCCGGGGTTTGTAGTTCCTCTTTGATAAAGATCAAGTCCACTGTTCTTAGTAGTACGTAGTCGTGACCTCATATAATTCCAAGCAAAAGGTGTAGGCCATTGGGTAAGTTCGTCAAAACCAATCCAGTTAAAAGCTTGTCCTTGATACCTAGAAACATCATCATCCCTATCTAAATAACTTAACCATAAAGATGCACCAGAAGGAGCTATCCAAGTCTTTTCTCTTTCTAAAAACTTAATTCCCGGAATTGCTCTGGGATATAGTTGCTTTGAAACAGATATAAGTTCTCTTAGTTCCTCTGTACTTCTGCGGACTAAAAGTTTATTAGACAGAGGATTGTTAAAATACCTAACAGGATCAGCCAACATAGCAAAAGACTTACCCCCACCTGCTGCTCCTCCGTATAAAACCTCTTGTTCTGAAGCTGAAAGAAAGTCTGTCTGAGGTCCGGGATTAGCCTCAAAGATAACTTCTTGAGCCTTTTTTATTTCAATCGGCTCTGGCAGTACTGTCGCTGGGACTGTCTTCGGTTTCTTTTCTAATTGAACCGAATCTTTCTTCTTCAAGACGCCTCGCTTTTGCTTCCGCTTCTTTGTAGCGCTGGGCGTAGTACCGTGCATTTTCAGCGTCTGTCTTACGTTTTCGCTCAAGTTTTACTCTTTTCATTAATCCGACATGAGAGATTGATCTGCCGGTTTGTTCGCTTAACCAAATTGCAACATCCCTGTAGCTGTATTGCTTAAGATGTTTCTTTGCTAGTTCTAATGTTTCTAACTCCTCAGTTAAAGGTAGTAGTATGTCTTCATCATTAGGGTCTTGCTCGTAACCAAAAGGCACTACCCTGCCTACACGGACGACAGGAAACCATTTAAGACCACTACTTAATTTCTCTGGTGGAGGTAGCCTCCAAGTCTTATTAGTTTTCATTTTTAGCTGGTAAAATAAATAAAGGACTTTCAGCCTTTACTTCTATCTTATCTGTTTTTACAAATCCTGCACGATCCAGAAAGTCCTTAGCTACTGCTATTTTTTCTTTATTGCCTAGCTGTGTAGGATCATTAAAGACTTCCATCATACCATATGCAACACGTGTACCAGAGGAAGCAATGTAGCGTTTAGTAGCTTCATAGATTTCATCCTGAAGCACACCTGTAATGCTTGTAGAAGATACAGAATCTGCATAACCAGCAAGACGTTTAGCCTCTACAGGATTACCCTTAGCTTCCTCAAATAAAACATCTATAAACTTCTGTTGTTTTTCTGTAAGTTTTTTCATGTCATCTTTCTGTAAGGTTTTACTTTGGCTGCAACTTTCTTAGGTTGAGCCACAAACTGCTTGCCCTGAGCCTTGCCTCTTCGTTTGGCACGGGTTGAAGCAGCATACTCAGAATCACTAAGAGATTTAATAGCTTTAGCAGGTAGGTATCTTTCTCCGGTAGCCTTTGGCCCTTGTGTGGAGGGCTTGCCACTCTTAGTCCTCCACTTTTGTTTAGTCCAAGACTTAAGGCTTTTCTGACTAGCAGCTAATCCTCCCCCATTCATCTTAACAGGTTTTTTAGTCTTTTTCTTTTTTGCTACAGCCATTAGGAAATTTTTACTAGTTTGTAACCTTTAGCTTTTGCGGCTGCACGAATTTTAGCTAAAGTCATACCTACAGTGCCACCTTTAGCATAACCTTTTTTCTTCATCATAGCTCCACCACGTGCCATGCCTTTTTTCTTCATCATAGCACCACGTGCATAACCTTTTTTCTTCATTGCCATTGTGTTATTCCTTTTTATAAAGATTGTTAAAGACTCTTTCTGTATCCCAAACATAAGATGTTTCTTGTTTAGAATGAAACACATTCTGATTAGGTTTAAAGTCAGGCGCACCTTCACCTGTTTCAAACCATGCTGGGTGAGTTACCCTCACTCTGTTATTAGGTAACGCAACAATATTACCTGTGTATTCTCCCGCATCTAATAACTCTAATACGTGAGACTGTTTGTGTTGTGCAGGATCGTCTGCAACTTCACTGTCTGTATAGTCTACTGTAAAGTAATATTTAGCAGGATAAAACTTTCCATCAACTTTAGCAATCCACGGCGCTGGGCTTGCACGTTCTAACTTATAGACTGAGTGGTTATGA